CCTCGCAATTGTCGAGCCGCGCGAAGATGGCATCCGCCTCGGCCTTGAAGCCGTCGCCCTGCATATAGGCGCGCTCGGTGTCAGCCATGACGACGCCGCTGATCTTCACATCGCGCACCAGCCAGCGCTTGCCGGCCAGCAGGTTGATGCCCACGGGATGGTTCTCGCCCGTCATCAGGCCGCCGCAGGTGCCGACGATATCGCGGATCACGCCGTCTTCGCCGCCGGTGACGCGGACCAGCTCGCGATCGAAGGATTCGCGGAGGCCCATGACCTTGCCGGCGGCGATGGTGCGGTTGGGGCGGATGCTCATAGCGACCAGCCTTTGGCCAGCAGCCAGGCTTCATCGTCTTCGGCCAGCAGCGCATAGCCCGTCGCGTTCGGGTGTGTGGATGCGTCCAGCCGTAGCGCGGTCGGGATCACGCCATTGGCATAGGCCGTCGCATCCGGATAGGCGCCGCCGGGTGCGCCGCGCTCGATCATCAGGGGATTCGGGTCGCGGAAATAATTGGGGTAGAGCCCCGCCAGTTGGACGTTGAACGCCTCGTCCTCGATCCGCTTCGTCTCGCCGGTGTAATTGCCGGCCGCATATCCGTACCACAGGCCCCAGATCATCAGGTGCGCTTGCCCTGCCGAGACGCCCTGGGCCGCCTCGATAGCGGCGACCATGATGCTGAGATTGCCGAACGACGTGCCGGCCGTGGTGTCCGCTGGTGTGCCCTTGGCGATAAGATCGTCTCGATCGTTGAACATCCATTCGCCGATGATCGTCAGTTTTTCGCGCTGGCGCTGCGTCGAAAGGCCAGTCGTGCCAGCGCCGCTGTCCGTGCCCGCCAGCATCCGGTCCTTGATGTTCGTGCTGTTGCTGCCCCCGACACAGCCGACCGTGACGGTGAAGCCCTTGGCCACCGAGCCGGATCCCGTGACAGCCGCATTGCCCGTGCCCAGCCCGATCGAGTTGCCCCAATATTGCCGGTTGCGGATGTTGCCCGTGTAATCCGCGGCGACCGGCGCGCGCGATCCATAGGGGTGCGTCGCGTTTTCCGCCACCATCGCGGCGACCGTGCCGTATTTCCAAGCCAGCATACCCTCGATCAGGAAGCGGTTGGCGTTCTGCTCATCCTGCCCGGGCAGCAGCGTATAATCGACGCGGACCAGCCGTGCGATCGAGCCGCCGAACCGCGCCGCCGCATTGGACGCCCCGCCGAACATCGAGTGATTGGTGACCGTCACCGTGCTGACCGTGGTGCTGGCGCTTTCGGTGCTGCTATTCACCCGGATAGCGGTGCGCGCCGGTGCCGCCTTCTGGACGATCATAGTGCGCGTGTTGGCCGGGAATTTGCCGGCGAGATTGGCCGTTCCCGTCGTGCCGATGCCCGTGGTCTGAACGTCCTGCTGCGATGCATCGTTCGACCCGCGCAGCACCTGCGTCGCGATGACAAGATTTCCGGTCGCGCGCGGGCTTTCGATCAGCGGCTTGGCGACGGCAGTGGCGTTCTGCGCGACCAGCATGGAGGTCCCGGCGGCCACGGTCTGGCTGTTGGCCACGGCGTAGGTGCCCACGCCGCCCGTGCCTGTGCCAGGCGCGGTGATCGTGGTGGCGGTCACCCCAACGCCGCCGATCGTCGTGCCGACTTTCAGGACTGTACCGGCCGCGACGGATTCGACATTCAGGATCGTGCCCGCGCCGCCCGAGCCATTGCTGATCCCAGCGACGAACGCGCCGCCGGTGCGCTTGGCCATGATGAAATCGAAATAGCTGTCCTTCTTGGCCAGGTCGGACGAAACAAGGATATCGCCGTTGCTCGCAAAGCCGTCGCCGGTGATTTGCGGCAGCGTGCCATCCCAGCCCGTCGCCTCGAAAAGGGGCTGCTGATTGGCCGTCGCATTCGCCCATGTCGCCGTGCCCGCGCTGGCCAGCCATTGGGAAACCGTGCTGCTGTTCAGCGTCACCCCGGATGCCGCGTCCATGTCCATGACGACAGCGCCGGCCGGCAGTTGCGACAGGGCGAAGGGGACGGACGGAGCCGCCCCACCAGCGCCACCCCGCCCGACCAGCGACAATCCAAGCCCCAGCATCATCATAGGTCGATCTTTCCGTGAAGGGCGGCCCAGACGACCGCGCCGCCGGCCACCAGCCAGCCGATGAATTTGGTACTCAGCAGCCAGCTTCCGAAGCCCATGGCGCCGTCGCGCTTGTTGCGGTCCTTCTCAAGCTCAGCCACGCGCAGGCTCAGTTCGGCCAGCGCGGTCGGGATGTTGCTGATCTTGGCGACCTCGTGGGCCAGCGCATCGACCTTGGATGCGGTATTGTTCTGCCCGTGAACCAACTCGCGGAGCTGCCCGCGCATTTCCCCCAGCATCAAGGTCATGGTCTCCGTTGTGGTGGTCATCCTGCGAAGCCGATCAGTCGCTTGATGAAGTCGCGCATGGGGAGAGCCTTGCCCTCATATTGCCCCCGCTTCGCCATGTGGACCGGATCGGTGCCATAGAAGCCGGCAAGGAAGAGGCCGGGATAACCGTTGGCGCCCTTCCATGACCAGAAGTCGTAGACCGGCACGCCGACCGCGAAAGCAACCGCCAATGCATAGCGCCAGATCGTGGTCTGGATCGCCGCGCTATATCCTGGGAAGGCGTCATCCGGCACGATCGGCCCGGTGCGGCTTGGCGGGTCGGTGAACATCAGCACGTCGCCAGTGGTGAGGCACGCTGTCAAGATGGCGGTCAGCGCGGGACTATATGTGCCCCACGCCGTGCCGCCCGAGGCCATGTCGTTCGTCATATCCTCGCAGCCGATGGACAGGGCGGGCTGCAGGGTGGCCAGTGGCAGGAGATAGGCGTTCTCCGGCGTGGTGTTGCCCGACATCAGCGTGACGGTCCATTGGCTTTTGCCGCCGTTCATGATGATCAACTGCTTGAGCAGGGGATTAAAGGCGAAGCGGAAACTGACATGGACCGGTGCGCCAACCGCTTTCACCGTCCACGCGTTGGCGCCGAGCGTGGCGTTGAACGTGCGCTGGAATAGACCCGCCGCTCCGGTTGTCGAGATAGTTGCGCTACCGCCCTCGATTGGAGTAATCGCCGTCGTGCCCCCGTCGATCGACACTTCCGCCGATCCGCGCCCCGATGCCGCCGTGTAGAGCCCAAGAACGAATTTGGACGTTTCCCGGCCCGGCGTGAACGTCAGCGTCGTGCCGGACGGGATCACGATCACGGTCCCGCCGAACTGGTTTCCGGAGTGCGTTGGCGCCGTGCCGGTATAGGTTTCGCGCCCATCATAGGCGTTCGTCCCGGCGGAATAATTGGTGCCATCGGTGCCCGCAATGAAGTCGTCCGTCGCCGGGATGCCCTCCGCCTCCAGCAGTGCAGTCAATTGCGGCGGCCAGCCGTTCAGCCGGATATTCGAGCCTGTCCCGGTGCCAGCTTCATGGCTCGGCCCGAGGACGCAAACCGGCACATATTCCCGCACGCCGCCCAGCATTTGCTCATAGGCCGCGATGAACTTCCGGAACTGGCCGACCCCGGTGTAATTCTTGAGCAGCACGTCGAGGCCCGGCGGCGCATATTGCGTGTAGGCTTTATAGAATTCCTCGTTCGACAGGCGCGTCGAGCCGAATTCGATCCACTGGATGAAGCCGTTGAGAGATTGATCTCCGTAACTGGTGTTCTTTCCCACGCCCAGCCAAACAGCGGTTACCGCGACAGCATTGTTGAACTGGTACGGGAACGTCGCTTCGAATCGCTCGCCCGCGCCGAAGGTCACCGTCGCCGTCGCATCCCAGGTGAAACCGGCGTGCACTTCCTGCGTCGCCCAATTCCTGCCGCCGTTTGGGGATGACAGCAGGTGATTGCCAACGTCATAAATGGTGACCCCGTATCCGCCGAGCGGTGCAGTCGCCGTCGCCGCGTGCAGCGCCGAAGTGCTGTTGATCCCGATGATGCTGGGCGTGTTGACGAGGGTGCGCGGCGAAACTCGGTTGGTCGATGCGATGAATGAACCTTCGGCGCCGAACAGGTCACGGCCTGCGGATGTCGCCAATGCGAGATCCGGCGAGCGCGTCACGGCGCCCGAAATGTAGGGCACCGGCTGGCTGATCGTGGGCAGGCCAGGGCATTGCTGGAGATTGACGAAATCGACGTCGCCGGCACAGGTGACGGTGATCGTGCCTGCCGTGGTGACCGTGATGGCCTGAAATCCACCAGCGGATGCATCCAGCGCAGCAGGCGTTCCCGAAATCACCGCTGTCCCCGCCGTCACGGTGGCCGTGCTACCCGGTGGGCCCCATGCGATCAGGATGCAGACACCGACCGCGACATTTGCCGAGGTGGTCTGCGCCCCATTGGCTGGCGCGGCAGTCGTGGTCAGGAACTGCTTCGATTGCTGGAATGAGCCATAGCCGATGTCCTTGCGCGTCATCGGCACGTTCACACCGAACGTCGTGCCAGGGCCATAGCTCGGGGGATCGAAATACATGAAATCGGTGGAGACCGAGGCGCGGGCGAACGTGAAAAGCGAACTTGGAAATGCGCCGCCATAGCGCATGTCGTAGCGCGTGCGGGTGTTTGCGGCGGCACGGTCAACATCGATCCCGATGCCCCAGCCCGTGGCGGTCTTTGGGCCGTACATCAGACCGGCGGCGGTGTCGTAATAGAACGCCCCAGCGCTGCCGACGTTTACGCCTGGCGGCCCGATGCCATCAATCTCCACGCCCGCCCCGGTAGGCACAGAAGCAGCCGAAGCCGCCGCCGCCGCCGCCGCAGCCTCCGCAGCGATACGGTCGGCATCCGCCAGCGCGGCCTGAGCGCCTGCATCGATCACATATTGCTCGCCCTGTGCCTGAGCTGCGGGCGACAGATCGCCGTCAACACCCTGCTTGCCTCGCGCGCCAGTGACTTTGATGACAACGCCGGGCTTCGTGGAAACCGTGGTCATGCTGTAACTCCAGGGGTGAGGATGATGTGCCCGCGCACTTCCACGATCCGGGCTCCGGCATCGTCGGTGGCCACGAAATCATATGCGAGATTGGCGATATTCATGGGGTTGGGCACGGCCGAGAAATCGGCGCCCTCGATCAGGATGTCGAAATAGCCCTCGGCATCCACGCGATTCTGGAACGTTGCCGATGCGATGGCCGCACCACCGATGCCGGCCACCGTCCGGACCTCAAGCGCGAGGGTCCAGCCGGTGATATCCAGCGGATCCCCTGTCTGGTCATCGGTGAGCTGCCAGCCGGCGAGATAGTCCCCGTTGCGCTGAATCTCGATATCCATCTCAGCCGGCATCGGCGAAGTCCTCCACGAATGAGATACTGACTTCGGCCCGGTCGCCATATTGGACCTCGGGCGTGAGATCCTGGCCGATGCGGGCGACGCACTGGACCACGGGCCAGTCGAAATTGATGGCGGTGCCGGCGGTGACCGCGGCGCGCAGGGGCGGCGAGATGGTGACGGTCGCCTGCTGCCCGGTGCGTGACTGGACGCGCTCGATCTTGTAGGCACGCCCCCCGATGCCCAGCGCGTCGGCGTGCAAAGAGATGGCGCCCTGGCTGACATTGATGACTAGCGTGGTGGCCCGCAGCGCGGCGTTGCTGACCACGGTGCCCACCATATAGGGAATGCCGCGCGTCACCGAGGTCGGGAACACCGGGTCATTCGCGACCAGAGGCGAGGGTGTGGCCAGCCGTCCGCCTGCGACCGGGCGCGGTGCGGTACGGGGCGATACGATGGGCACCAGCACGCGGCGCGCGCCGGTCAGGCTCGGACCCCATGCCTCCCACAGGCGGCGCTGGTCCAGTGTGCGCAGCGTGATGCCGGAGAAGGTGATCTCCCACCGGCCGCCGCCATCGGTCTCGATCGCGTCGGTCTCGCCGTTCAGCGCCTCGCCACCGGAGATGACCCGGCCCACGACACCAGCCTTGATGCTGGCGGGGTTGAGCAAATGGACGGGAAAGACGAACATGCGGCGGAGTGTGGCGGCGGGCCTATGCTCGCTCTACGGACGCCAAGACCAGATCAGGTTACCGTGACCGCTCCGGACGCGACCGGCGTGCCCTCGGTGCCGCCGGACGAAACTGTAGTTACAAAAAAGTAATACGTCCCCGCCGCCAGACCGGTATTCGAGAACGACCCGGGCGCACCAAGCCCAGCCGGAATATCGCCGCCGATCTGGGTTGCCGTCCCGAAGCTGTTCGTCGTGTTGCGATAGAGTCGGTCGCTGACAAGGTTCGGGCTGGTCGGATTCTGCCACGACCCGTCCGCCTGTCCTGCGCTGCCGATGACCGCGAAATCCGTGACAGGACCGGGCGCGAGCGTCGCTGTGCTGGTGCTGACCGTCTCGGTGGTGGACCAATCGGATACGCGGCCATCGCCCACCTGATAGGCAACGGCCACATCAATGCTCGCCTCCAGCGGGACAAGGCCGGTCAACAGCGTGACCGCGGCGCCAGGATCGATGTCGCTATACGCCTGCTCGTTCCAGATCGCATCGGCGGAGACCTTCCACCGGGCAAACCATGTCAGGTCATCGCGATCTGGCGCGGTGATGTCGATCAGGATCTGTGCGCTGGTATAGTCCGAAGACAGCACGGGCGTCGCAGTGTCGATCGTCGGGGTATCGAGCGGGGCCGGCGCGATGCGATTGCCCACGGGCGCGGGATCACCTTCCTCGGTGGCCGGATTCCATGCATCGACATTCGGGTCGGCACTGATCCATGTGAACGTCACACCGCCGGTCTGGAGGTTGCGGGTCAGGCGGGTGATTTCGGCGACCCCGGAGAAAAACACCGCGCCGGCTTCCTCGATATGCAGCGGGATGAACCGCTTGCCGCGGATCTTGCGGCCTTTCCAGTTCGTGGTGACCGAACCGCGATATGGGGCCATCGTCTTGGAAAGCAGGCGCTTGGCGAGGCGCCGGGCCTGCGCATGGCTGGGCACGCTGTTTTCGAGTGGTGTCGCCTTCTCGCCTACCGCAGAAATGCTATCCTCATCGCGCCAGGCCGTTGCGTCAACGACCGAATAGTCGTGCTCAGAGGAGATATAGGACAGGTCGATCTCATTGATCGCGTCCTCATCGACGATCCCGTCGTCCCATGAAAAGCTCAGGATCTCGCCCGGCCCGATCAGGTCGTCCGGGTCAGGCTCGATATAGCGGCCGGAGAAGGCCAGCAGCGCGCCATCGGAACGCGGGGCCACCCAGCCATCGCTGCACGCCAGCAGGTTGCCCAGCGTCACCTTGTGCTGGTCGGTATGCTTGTGGGCGAGGCAGGATCGATACCGCGGCTCTGTCCCGCCGGCCTTGAGCGGCATGGCCACATCGCAATCATCCGCGAAGGCGGTCCAATAGGCGAGCGTCGGCGCAAAATGCGTGTCCCAGTCCTTGCCGACGCGCACCAGATAATAGTGGGCGACTTGCAGCGCATTATTCTCGGACCATGTCCATGTATCCGGGTCTTCCACATCCTGCGCAGGGTCGCGCCAGTCGAATACCCTCTGAGCCCGCACGACGAGCGACAGCGGCGACTGGTCCGGCCCTCCGTTAGGATAGACCTCGGAATAGTTCTTCTGCTTGACCGCCTTGGAGATCATGAACCCGGTCACGACGCCATCGCCGCGGTGATTGGCGGTCCAGATCGACGGCACCTTGGCGATCAGCTCAGAGAAAGCGGTTTCCGTGGGCAGGCCAAGCCGCGTGCCGATCAGGATGGTATCGCCGTCCCCATAGGCGCCGTCCGCATCCTTGATGACATAGCTTCCGCCGTTCAGCGTCACCTGCTTGTCGGCGAGATAATAGCGCTCGATCCCGTCGATCTGGCCGTCATGATAGGCCCAAGCGTCCACCGCATAGCCGTCCTCCGCAGTGTCGAACAGGATATAGGCGCCGAACAGCCGCACCCGGCCATAGGCGGAGATGCGCGGCGGCACCGATATCCGGATCGATCGCTCCTGTTGCTCCGGCTTCGGTCCCTTGGGCTTGTAGAGCGTGGCCAGGGCGAGCGATGCTGCCGCGGCGAATGGCTGGCCTCCGGGAATGAAGTTGGCACCAATAGCCACGATCTGGAGGCTGATCCGGCCCAGATCCTTGTCGATGATGCTGAGCGGCGAGATGATCGCGCGGAGAACGCCACCCATCAGACGGCCCAGATCATGATTGGACTGCCGACGCCGAACATGAGCCCGTGCCGGTGGAGACTGGCCCAACGCTCGCCGGTCCAGATTCCGCAGGTTTCGTTGACGCCGTCATCGGTCGGGATTTCGAGGATGGTGCAATTTCCCAGCGTGGGCGTGGCGACCTCGGGCACACCGATAGCATCCATGCCGCGCTGCCAGAGCGCGAACAGCCCACCGCCGCGGCGAATGGTGCGCAGGGCTGAGCGCTCGCTGCTGTAGCGGATCCCCGTCGCCTCCATCGCGCTCGCATGCCCCCGCGAGACGATCCACCGATCCATCCACCGCGAGCAGTCGTGCGCCACGAAATCGAATGCCGGCCGCGGCGCCTTGAGATATTCGCCCAGGTCCATCTACTTGGGCCCGAAGCGGCGCGTGGTGCCGACCGTCAGCCCGGAGACTTGATCGAAAATATCGTCATCGGCCGAGCGCCGGTGCTGGTCCTGCTGCGTGAAATAGGACAGCGGCGCGCGCGATCGGTTGGTGTCCTCGGTGGCGATCGACAGCGTGATCGTCCTGGTGCGCCCGTCATCGCTCTCCTGGCTGCTCACCGTCAGCTTGTCGGCGCGGAACACGGCCTCATATTCGACGCCGAGCAATTGCCAGTCGTCGTCGAAATCGAAGCGCACGAAATGAACCTTGGCGCCCTTGACCGATGCGGCTTCCTCCAGCGCGAGGGCGACCACGCGGGCATTGACGCCGGAAAGCTGCATCTCGATCCGCTGCGCCGTGCCATTGATCGCCTGCTCGAAATCAGGGGCATTCAGCAGTTCGCCGATGCCGAGATACAGAGCCGGCGCGCCCTCCACGATGTCCGCCGGGATTTCGAGGGGGCCATATCCGCTCCACATCCGCGCGATGGGATCGGAGGCGATGCGCAGGCCAAAGCTCTCCCGCATGATCAGCCCTCCAGCTTCTGATATTGGGCCAGCGTGCCGGGTGCCGAGCGTTGACTGGCAGCGAAGGAGCCTGCCGCCGCGCGCGTCGCCACGCCGTTGACGTTGCGCATGATGCGGTTCTCGAATCCGTCTGGATTGACGCTGTTGCGAGCATCCACGGTGACATGCTGGACGATGGTGGGCCCGCCGCCTCCGCCGCGCAGGGCATGGTTCGGGACGACGACACCGCCCTGGTTGCCCATGCGCAGGAGTTCCGGGCCGCGCTCGCCGACGAGATAGGTTGTGCCGGCCGACACCGGGCCGCCGGTTGCCTTGCCGCCGCCGAATAGTTGGCCGATGCCAGCGATGAAACCGCCAATACCCCCGCCGCCCGAAGAAGCGGCAAGTTCAGCCTGCTGGATCGCCAGTTTGATAAGCTGCTCGACCACCTCGCCCAAGGCGCCCTTGAGACCCAGCGCCTTGGTCGCGGCGCGCGCGAACCCATCCTCCATTTTCTGGATGCCATCGACGGCGACGTTCTGGAGCGCCTCGTTGATCTCGGCCGCCGTCTTGGGGATGCGGTCGAAGTAGGATTCGAGGGGGCCTTGCGTCCGGTTCTTGACACCCTGCTCGGCAAGCGGGCGGTCCCGGTTCAGCGCCTCACGATCAGCGCGCGCCTGAGCAGCGACGGCGAGATCATCGGAGGCCTCAAGGATGCGCAAACGGGCATCCTCCTCCTTGGTCTGGAGATCGAGGATCTGGAGCTCAAGGGCGCGGCGGTCCTTCGCAGTGCGCGCCAAATCCGCCTTGAGGGACAGGCTATCTGCCTCCCGGCGGTAACCAGCGCGTTCGGCATCCAGTTGCTCAACGGCGAGGCGGCGGCGCTCTTCATTGGCGACCTTCACGCCCTGCACAGCCGCCAGAGTGTCGCTGAGCGCGATCAGTTGCGCACGCTGGGCCTCGGTGAATTTGGAGTTGGCCTTCACCTCGTCCGAATATTGGACGCGGCTCGCCTCGATCCGCTGCATCTCCAGTTGCGCCTTTTCGGCCGCGCTGGTGGCCTGATCCTGCTTGGCGCGCAGGATGGCATCGTTCAGGTCCGACTCCTCGCGATCGAAAGCATTAGGATCGAGTGGGGATTTCGGGGCACTTGCTCCGGCGCGAGGCTTTTTTGCCTTCCCGGCAGACGAGGCCACCCGAGATGATCCTCGGGCCGATGGGGATGATTTAGCGAAGAAATCCGATAGGCTGCCAGATCCCAGCCCGAACCTGTCATTGACAGACCGATCGAGAATAGCCGCGCGCCGAGCCCGATCAGAGTTGTTCGCGCCTTGGTCGAAATTCGCCTGTAATTTGCTGTCATAGCGGCCATTGGCGCCGAAGACATTGGCGATCGAAGGGCCAATATTGAGGAGGGAATCGACTGCGCTGAGAAGCCCGGAAATCTCTTTCCGCCCGTCCGCGCTAAAATTAGAAAGGCCGATGCCTAGCTGCTCAAACGCTGCAAGGCCCGCATTGATAAGCGGCGTGAACGCATCTCCGAGGCCCTCTAATGTTCCTCTGACGCTGATACCAAATTCGGTGGCATTTCTCTCAAGTCCCGCGAATCCTTCGGCCCCGCCGCTGACAAAATTGGCGAGTGCGGTCGAGAAATCTCCGCCCTTGTCGAATGCCCCAAAGGTGATGATCGCACTGTTATTCAGCTTGGTCATCGCCTCGTCGAAGGTGACGGGCAGTTGCTGGAATTCCTGATCGATTCCGCGCGTAAATTTCTGATCCGTCAGCGCCTTCAGCAACTTGTCGGAGGTTAATTGACCGGCCTCGCCGAGGGCCTTCAACTGCCCTACCGAGACACCAAGGCTGTCCGCGAGCAGGCGTGACAGGCGGGGTGATGCCTCCAGAATGCTGTTGAGCTCGTCGCCGCGCAGTGCGCCGGCCGCAAGCGCCTGACCGAACTGGAGGGTCGCGGAAGCGGTCTCAGCCGTGCCCGCGCCGCTGATCTTGAGCGTTTTGGTGAACGTCTCTGTGGCGCGCGCCGCATCGGCCTGGGTGGCGCCCAGTTCCTTCGCATTGCGCGTGAAGTTGCCGTAGAGGTTCGCTGTTTCAGCCAACCCGCTCCGGGTCGCGTCAGCTATGCGCCGAACGTCCTCCTGGGCCTTGCCGAATGCCCCGAACGTAGATGTCGCCAGGCGGAGTTGCGCGTCAATCTTTTTGGCTTGGTCAGCGACTTGGATAAACCCTGCTACAAGTGCTCCAACCCCTACCGATGCGACGGCGCCCGCAAGCCCCCGCATCGCGCCAGAGACGAACGCCTGCGCTCGCCCGGCGCTGTTCTGGATCCCCGCCATGGATCGCGTGAATTTGCGCTCGGAATCAGCAATCTTGCGGTCGTGATCGGCAACACGAGCCTCAAGCTCCACCAGAACCTTGTCTGCGACAACGCCAACCATCAGTTCAGCCTCGCTACGCCGCGGCGTTCCATCTCAAGGAATTGGCGCTCCATCTCCTCGATCTCAGGCGGCGCCATCTCGTCGTCAACGCCGGGTGCCGTCGCGTGGTGGAAATGGGTCAGGGCGAGATATTCGGGCATTGTGATGCGCTCGGCATCCGCCAGGGTCAGGCCGAAAGTTCGGCAGTTGTGGAGGATGAGCCCCCAGTCGAGCGCGCGCGGCTCTTGCGACGCGGCATCACCGGGCTTTTTTTTTCTGGCTCGGGAGGGGTGTATCCAACCCAAAGCGCGAAGATGGCGGCGCGCGCGATGGTCTCATTGGGCGCGATCGGACAGCCGTCCACATAGGTGTCGATGAGATGGTTCGCCTTGAGGTCGCTCACGGTGACATCCACGCCGTTCACGAAGCCCTTGCCGCCGCCGATCAGGCCATGCCGGATGACCTCCGTAATATCCCGAATACCGAAGCCGCCATTGACCAGCCGATGCTTCACCGCATCAATCGGGCCGGCCTTTTGCTCGATCGCCACGATCTGCTTGATCGGGAGGCGGAAGATATAAACGCCGTCGCCGAATTCGAGATCGATGGATGTTTGCATTGGCGAAGGGTATGGGCGTAGTTCTGCACCCTCTACGGACGCCAGTTGGAGATACCGGTGAGCGAGAAGAGCAGATTTACCGGAACTTTGGTCGCGGTGGTCATCGTGCTGATTGGGCTGAAAGCCTTGCTGCCGGAAAGCCAAGCGGAGAAAGTGGCCCGAGCCGAGAGGCAGGCCCAGATAGAGAGCCAATCGAAACAGGATGCGGCTCAAAAAGACGCAGATCGCGCGCTCGGAAAGCACTGCCAAGGCGTAGGCGGCGAGTCCTATTCCTTTTCCAAGGTAGTCCAGAGCAGACTTAGGAATCCGAAGAGCTTTGAGCATGTGGCCACCAGCTTCGGCCCGCTCGACCATGGGGCGCATGCGGTAAGCATGACCTATCGGGCGACGAATGGCTTTGGTGCCGTCGATACGGCTGTGGCGATCGGTGAGGTCCGCAATGCCGACTGTGCCGCGAAGGTTGTTTCTATGTAAAAAGGGCGGCCATTGCTGACCGCCCCTTGCCCCGCCGCGACGAAACTTGATCAGTTGGGGATCAGAACCAGTTGCCCAGCTCCCTGGATGGTGAGCGAGATCTGGAGATAGGCGCCGTTCTCGCCCGTGATGCTGAAATCGGTGACGATGCCGGGACCGGCATAGCTGCCATCCACGATCTCATTGCCGGCGGCTTCGTCGAACACGAAGCGGAAATTGGTCGGATTGCCGGAATCGAATGCGGCCTGGAGATCGGCGAGTTTGTTGCGGGCGAGCAGGCCGGAGCCGGAGATCGACCAATCCTTGGCGCCCACGTCCCGAACGATGATCGGCGCGGCGTCCGGATCGGTGCAATCCCAGTCGGTCGTATCGTTGGTGGCCGTGGTCTGCTGCAGGCTCTTGGTCGTGATGCCGCAAATGGCCGTGAAGACCTCGGGCGTTTCCCCGTCCCCGATCGCGATATAGACGCGAGTGGATTTGAGTTTATCGACGGTAAAAGCCATTCCGGAACTCCCGATAGAATATGCCGGGAGGTTATGGCGGCGTCCGTGGAGCCTCTACGGACGCCAGTGTGGCCTCAGTTGAGCTTTCTTAAGGCTGGTCGTCGCTCTCTTCCTCAGGAAGTATCTCGTGCAGGTGCACAACGCGGTAGAAGCGCGGCAAACCTTTGCGGTCCGTCTCGACGTTCACATCAACGCGATACGCCGCTTTGAACGGATTAGAATGCGGGTCGCTTTTTAGATCATTGATGCGGGCCTGATCCAACTGCGAAGCGAAATGGACTGGCAGAGGCTTTTCGGAAATAGACTTAATTATAGCCTTATCGTCGGTGCGGCCATCAGCTTTCGCCTCCTCCGTGCTTGTCCGCTGGAAGTACATCAAGACGTTCTTGTGGTCCGCCTCGCCTTTGTAATCGAGCACCTTCTGGGCGATCAGGGCGCCCCTCTGAGCTTCTGCGGCCTCGTCGCTGGTTAGCTCGACTTCAGCATAAACCTTGTAGCCGCTGGGACTTTCCGAGCCCGCGCGAGCGCGTAGGGCAAAACGCCCCTTCCGGTTGCGTGCCACCACTGCCATCACATCAGCAATCGCCTGAGCGCCAGCTTTGGTGCATTCGATGTCGGTAGCCTTGGGGTCGGCCGTCTTGGCTAGGCCACGAAAGTAGGCAATCGACGTGCCAAAATTACGGACATACTCGATAAAAATGTTCTGATAATCGAGCAGGCTGAAATAGGCTCCGACGATGCTGGAGGCCCCCGCCAGTTCCGCTAGGATGCAGTTCGTTTCAATCTTGGTGATATAGAGCTTCACATCGTCGTCGCTGACTTTGCCGCCCTCGCTCCTCACCTTCTCGTTGAGAAACCGCTTGTAGTCCCTGCCCAATGCCTGGAAGGCCAGCGTCATCTCGGTTAGCTCGATGGGTTCATGCACATCGAAATGGATCTCGATCCGGTCCTCGCTGAAACCCACTGACATAGCGCTAACTCCCCGACTTAAGCGTGAGGCCTAGCATGGTTCATCCTCCTGATCCACGAGCGGTCTAGAGCGCGCGTGCCTCAAAGGTCACGAACCCATGCCGGGCGCTGGCCTCGGTGCCGTCCTGCATCTCCTGAGCCTGCTGCACGTCGATCGAGAGGGATGCGTCGCCGTCCAGCGCGATCTCTTCCATGGCGTCCAGCACGCGCGCGATATGGCTGTTTGCGGTGATGGCGAAGGCTTGAGGGTCTGGAATCGCGTCATCGCCCTTGACGTAGACATGCACCGCGCCGGAAACATCCGAGCCATCCGCGCAGTCAACGCGCAGAGCATTATCGATCAGCACGCCAACCTTGAGGAATGGCCAGATCACCCCGGCCGGCACGAAATCGGGATACATCCGATCTGCGAACATGGCGACCAGCGTGGCGTCAGCCTTCAGGCTGGCAAGGATCTTCCGGCGCACCTGAAGAGACGAGACCAGGGCCGTTGTCATTCGCCGGCCCCATCCAGTAGCGGATCGCGAACGAATCCCCCCACATCGTGAGCATCGTGAGGTTCAGCCACTCGCTGACCTCCTCCCATGTCGGTATTCGCTCCATCCAGCGGAGATTTAACACGCGATTTCATCTCTGTCGCCTTGCCTTTTGCGATGGCCGCCGCGGCGACTTCACGCTTGACCCTGCCGGACCAGCCTTCCGGAAAGCATGTCACCGCGCGCGAGGGCCATTTGTGGTCATAGCGCGCGGTGAACAGGACTTTCATCAGGCGGCGACGGTGCGGCCGATGATCACGATGTCATAGGTGACGGGCGTTCCCGAGGAACTGTTTGCGATCTTGAGCAGGTCCGCGGTCCCGGCGGCGACCGCCCAGCCCTTCTGGGATACGGCGAGAAAATATTCGCCGGGCAGCACGGCATAGGTGCCGGTCGCGCCAAGGGGCCCGGCGAAAGGCGTGGATGCAGCGGCGCCGATGACGACACTGTTCGTGTTGGCGTCCGCGGCCTTGACGTAGATGGCCACAACCTCGGCCGCGGCGATCACGGTGCCGAACGCATTGGTCAGCACGCCGGCAAGATCGAGGTTTTCGGTCGCGGATGCGGCCAGGGTGCGCGTGTCGGCGAAAAGGATGTCAGCCTGCCCCACGCTGGCGGTGCCGGGCGCGAATTGGACGATCTGCGAAATGGTATCGAGGGTCTGACGGGGCGTGCCCAAATCCGCCGCGCCGATAAGGCTGGCCGCGATCGAGACGGTGATATCTGCTTTGACGCCGGGCATGTGTTGTCTCCTGAAATGTGGCGGCGATTATGCCCCGCGCGCGCGGTCGATATACGGACGCTAGACGGTGCCGCCGCTGGCCACGCGCTTCACGGCCAGGCGGACCAGCGCAACGGCTTGATTCTTCGTCTTGGCCGCTGCTGGGCGCATGTATGGGCGCTCCGCCATCTTGGACGTGCCGAACTCCAGCGCGAGGCCATATTCCGCCTCGGAACTGACTTCGGATGTCAGGAGGCCGGTGCGCGTCGCGATGATGCTGTCCGAGAGCAGGTGCGTGTCGGCGTTCGGCGCCTCCCCAGGCTTCGAAGGCACATGCCCCTTGCCCGAAACCGCGCCGGTCGTGATGCTGATCTGCGCCTCCACCTTGAGGAAATCGGCCGCGGCGACCACGGCCTTGCCCACCTCGCGCTCCATTGCTGGGCCGGATATGCGCT